TTATTTGGTGCGCAATAAAGAAAAACCCCCTAGAAAACTAGGGGGCTTCTACTAAACTTGAAAAGGCAGTGACCAAACCGCCAGTTCACTTATAGTATATGAAATCAACGCCTCTAGGTCAATGGCCTGGGGGCTTTTTTATTCCGATTTCTCTTCAGTTTCTTCCTGCACAGGTTCTTTCGAATTGCTTTGGAATACGTTGATATCAAAGATTGATTTATTAAGCATCCAATGCATTGCTGCAATGTTATTAACGCTTGAATTAATCGTGATACCACCCTTGTCGTTCAGGCCAAGGATCATTACGGCCTCAAGGGATTGTTTTTGTGCGTCTTCAAACGCTTTTTCTACTGCTTCAGTCATATTAACTCCTAGATTGTACTGACGAAGATTAATTTGTCCTTCGGTACATCGAAGAACTTTTCCCCAAAGCGAATTTTTACATTGGGAACCTCTACGCACGGCGCACTTAATACAGCCTGCCTGTTTACGAGGGCTGCGTGTGTCATGCTGTTATTAAAAATCATGAACTGCGTAGGCTTACTTAGAAACTTGCCTTTGCGAACAGGAATGTGCAGCGTATCGTATTTAAACTTAACGCCATGCCACGGACGTTTGACTTCAACCTCACAGTAAAAGGTACGATCCCCTTTGCTGCATATTAAATCTACGCCGTATTCATCTTCATTGTCTGTGCAATAGAACCCATTACGAAACCAAAACTTCTTGGCCTTCTCACGGGCTTTTGCATCAAACTTATCGAAATCGTCACGCTGAAATTCTTTGTACATTGCGACTCCTATTCTCAAAGTAGGCTACGTTGAAACCACGATGCCATTCCTTGTAGTAAAGTGATTTGGGTCTGTATTCGCAGACCAGTTGCCCAGAGAAGAAGGCTTGGTAGCCTTCCTCATAGGGTGTTTGCTTTAAGCTGAGATGTCTACGATCTCGCATAACTCATTCACATTTGCGCAAACCAGTAGCAGGATCGTAGTAACAAGCCCCGCCTTCTTCGATGAAGTTATCTTCATCAGTCTCTGGTTCTTCAGCAATGTCCTCTGATGCGGAAGCGTTAAGGATACCATAGCGTTTGCCTGAAGCACGGAATGTTGTGCAGCCTGATGAACCGCCCTCATAAGCATCCATGTAGACTTGCTTAAACTCTTCCCATGTTACATCGTCACCAACATTACAGGTCTTACTGCAGGCACTGTCTACGAAGCGTGAGGCTACGTTCAGCACACGTACATGATCAAACACAGACAGTTCATCTGCAGTCTTACCTTTGGTGCCAAACTCACGATAACCATAGTCATCGACACGTTCCACCTTCGGCCCGTCAAACGTCTGGATAGTACGGTCATAGCCTAGCGAGAATACAGGTTCGATGCCCGACGATACGTTGTCTGCCGACAAGCTAATTGTGCCTGTAGGTGCTACTGACAGTAGGTGCGAGTTACGAATACCGTGCTTTGCAATGTCTGTACGAATATCAATAGGTAAGGTTTTAGCAAACTCTGATGCCAGATATTCTTGGCTGAACAGAGGGAACGCACCTTTCTCTTTCGCCAGTTCGATAGAAGTACGGTATGCACCATCACGGATAGTACCCATAATCTCTTCCAACACACGGATGAAGTCGTCAGAGCCATACTCAAAGCCGAGTGCCTCAATAGCGTTAGCTACGCCTGTTACACCTAGACCCATACGACGCTTGTTCTTGGCTTCCTGTTCCTGTTCTGGCAGCGGGTAGGTTGCACGATCTACAACATTATCCATAGCACGGACGACATGAGGAATATCATTCTTTAGCATATTCATGTTAAAGACGTATTTACCGTCATGCTGCACAATGTACTTAGTCAGGTTAAATGAACCTAGCAGACATGCACCGTTTGGCGGCAATGGCTGTTCACCACAGGGGTTAGTAGCAGCGATATACTCACAGTAATGCAGGTTGTTCTTACGGTTGATGCGGTCAATAAACAAAATACCAGGTTCTGCCCAATCCCATGTTGAACGTAGGATATCATCCCATAACGCACGGGCAGATACAGTCTTGTAGACACGGCCTTCAAACTCTAAGTCAAAATCTTCGTCTGCCTTTACCGCTTCCATGAACTTATCTGTCACGCCGACAGAGATGTTGAACTGTGTGAGTTCTGTGCTGTTGTTCTTAGCACGAATGAACTGTTCGATATCAGGATGGTCTACACGTAGGACACCCATCTGTGCGCCACGACGATGGCCTGCCGAAGAGATAGTCTTACAGATAGCATCAAAGATACCCATAAAACTCATAGGGCCACTAGAACGACTGTCTAGGCTACGGATTAATGCGCCCCGTGGACGTAGTGTAGAAAAGTCGTAACCTATACCCCCACCAAGCTGCATCGTCTTAGCAGCGTTACGTGCCGCCTGCATGATACCTTCCATACTGTCTTCAATTGTCATGCTTACAAAACAGTTGTAAGGTGTCACACGACGGGGTGCGCCCATAGCTGACTGCACACGTCCTGCAGGCAGGAAGCGTTGGTTGTACAGGATGGTGCGGAAGTTATCAAAATGTACTTCGTTGTCTTTAAGGGCTTCTGCTACCCGTGTCATAGCCTCACGAAAAGTCTCACCTTCAGAACGATACTTCTGTGCGTGAATTTCTTCAGAGATTGGTAGTGTTGGCCCGTATTCGTTTTTTATCATTTGTTTTCCCTCAAACTAAGTCTGTTAAATCTGGGGCTTCGTAATGTGGCCCCTTTAGTACCTTGCCATCTTCACGGTAGATGGGCTTACCGTCGTCATCCAATTTTGACATGTTGGACGCATGAACTCTTCGGACTGCTTCGTCCAAATCCCAACCAAATGTGGCGGCATACCCGTAGGTCACGTAAACAAGGTCGGCTAATTCTTTCAGTAGATCGTCAGCCTCTACGGCTGATAAAACCTCTGCATATTCCTCTTTGACCAGAACAAGACGTAGAAGGTCTTTGTCTGTGTCTTTCATCCAAGGATGGTTGATTGTTTGCCCGTAGACATTGGCAAAATGCTTAACCATATCCAGGGGTGTTTTACCTAAGTAGGTATTGGGATCACGCAGGCTTTCATTACCTTCATCAAAGTATTCAAAGCCCACGATGTCGTCATGTGTAATCATCAGGGTTTTCCTCTACTTTTTGGATTAAGCGATCTAAGTACCAACGTGCCTTCTTGAGGTCTTCTAGGCCGTTCTTGTAGGGCCAACGCCAAAGGTACTTAAAACAGTTCTGCCAACAGTAAGCCTCATGGCTAGGGATATAGCAGTCCTCTGCCATTGCGGTCATTGCATCGATGCATTCGATGGTGCTAGTTTTGTAATGAGGCGGCTTATCCACCATGTCAGGCGTGACATAGGCATCCGCATTTAAACGGTTACGACTATGCATCAGTTCAGCTTCTTCTTGTTGAAGGGAACTACCTTGCGGTCTTCGATAGCCTGTAGCAATTCTTCATCAGGCTCGAATTCAATCTCAGGACCGTCACCTTCAATATAGTCTTTAACGACACGTCCTAGCGCACCGTACATACCAAGCATGTCATAGCCGTTGGTAAGAACCATATTCAGGCCATTCAGTATGTCTAAATACGGCTCTGCTTCTTCCTCAGACCAATCTTCTGATATGTTGTGCATGACTGTGACACCGAAGCCACCTTCTTCCTCAAGGTGAATGACAATGCCCATAGAGTTTAGCGGTAGATCAGAGTATTTCATTTTAGTTTTCCAAGCAGTTCAAAAAAGTGATTTGCATCAACAACCGCCAACGGCTTTTGGCGATCTGCTTTGATAATGGCTATCGGGGTGGCATTCTCAGGACAGTTAGCTTCAGCCTGATCTATGAACTTGTATACGCCGATAGCCTTCAGGGCCTTGCACTCGACAGAATAGGGAAAGAGTTTCCTAGCTGCAGGGGACAACTGCACGTCTTCTCCCCCTGCGCCCATGCTCGTTGATCGAACATCGTCTGCTTCCAAACTAGGAAACAAAGCTAGTATTTTATCTCTTACCCACTGTTGGTGCTTACGCCCCTTTGCCTTTGCAGACGAAGGTTTGATAGCCACCTACAGTTCCTTTCCTTCATACTGTACATACCAATGCTTCCGTGGCTCTTTGGCTTTGGATTTTGGTTGTGGTAAGTATTGTGCATTAGGCCAACAGGACGGGCGGTAATCGCAGTAGTTGCAGCTAAACGGCAGTTTCTTAGAACCTGTGTATTTCTTGTTAAAGAAATCATCTTCTGGTTCAAAGCACCGTTCAAAGGACCAATCTTCGTTCACTGCAGTGGCCTTCATAGCAAGGTCGCCCTTGATACGTTTGGTTTCTGCTTTGGAAAGCTTTGCATCAACTACAACAACTTCCCCTGAACTTTTACAGACAACGATCCAACCGCCTGCAGGCTTACCTTGCCCTTCAGAATATCCCACTAGCTGACCGATATAACCGAAGCCATCGTCTTTCTTCAAAGCGTCGATGCCATACTTCCATTTACGTTCAAATGCTGCAGGGGAAGCCGATTTGATATCATAGACTTTGCCATCAATCTCAACATCGTCTTCGCCCTTGATCTTATGCCCGTTCAGGTCAAACTCTACCTTTGATTTACCGCCAGTAATGTTTGCCCCTGCGATACGCAGCACAACATCCATGATACACTCGATTGCGTCACCATGAAGCATTCGCATAATGAAGTTGTAAGGTTTGCGATCAGTAGTGGCACCACTCTTGCCCATCTGTAGTTGGCAAAGAGGCCTACCAATGTTCGACATACGCAGGCGAAAGTCTTCTTCCTGCCGTGTGAACTGGCGACGAAGGGCTTCCTTGAAAGCCTCTCCTGCCTCTTCGATCCAACTGTCATCAATGGTAAGCTTATCGCTTTCATTGTTGGACAAGTGGTCTAAGACCGTGTGGATTTGTTCCTGAAGTCCCATTAAGCGTCTACGAAGTCTGCGTCCAAACTGTCTTCAATGGCAGCTATAGCAGCACCATCAATGGCATCTTCGTTTCTAGCCCGTTCCTTCTCTTCAACAGCCTTAAAGTATTGATCATCGACATACTTATTTTCGGCACGAATAGTGTCTGCAAAGACCTTCATCGTTTCAAAGACATCCTTCGTCATTGGGAGTTTATCTTTTAGTAGCGGTTCCCAGTGTATCTTAAAGAACACCGTTGCGCCTACCTTCATACGTTCAGTGGACATCTTCGCTTCATAGTCAAAGATGTTTGCACCTTTCGGCAACTGCTTAATATATTCATTAAAGAAACCACCGTAGTTTGTGCGGCCCTTACCAAAATAAATGGTAGGTTGGTTTTCAATAATGATTTCGTCGCCTTCCAGATTATGTCCAATCATAGACACAAGACCACGCACGACACGTCGCTGACAGTCTTTGTACTTCTGGCGTAGGTCTTCGTTTTCTGCACGAACTTCCCACTCTGGCATACCACACGCAATACCGCCTGATGTATCACGGGCTTCCTCACGCATGTTTTTCAAAGCACGGGATTTAACAATCTTATCATTTTCCCACAGGAAATATTGAATATGAGAAGCTAAAGGACGGAACTTAACCGTTTTGGCATAAACGATTTGATCTGGCATATGCAGTCTAAATTCACCACGGGGCATAGGGTTCCCGTCGTCATCATCTGCCGCATGTTGGTGATCAAGCTTTGGCACACGTACAAGTGTGTCTCCACCACCAGATGCTGTTTCAGTTCCAAGGATATCTGCTAGTTCTGCTAACTCGCTACCATCAATTGTTGTTAGATCATTCATGTTTTGACCCTTTCTTAGTTGGACTTATAGTATGTCATAACTAGGGGCTATAAGTCAATCAAATTCGACTTGATCAAGCCAGTTTTTGCCGCCAGATATTTCGATAGCTAACGGTAAAGAAAAAGTGTAGTTCCAACGCTTCTCTGCCTCTTCAGGAACACCCGTCATAGCCCATGTCAGGGCTTCCTTGACCTGTTCCAGTTCATCCTTATGGCAATCCACCACGATACTGTCGTGGACCGTCAGAACTAACTTAGAGACAAGGTTTAGTTCCTTAAATTTCTGGTGCGCACGGATACAGGCCAAGGGGACAAGATCACCCGTGGCAAATCCCTGTACAGGATAGTTAACCACCTGCGTAGCATTGGTAATACGTCCATTTCTGGTGCGTTTTGCATTAGGCCAGAAGTATTGCCGCCCACTAGGGGTCTGCACGATCCCATTGCGTACTACGCCATCCATTAAGCGTTTCTGATAGGCTGCTAGACCCTCATAGATCGCAAAGAATTGGCTAAAGTAGTTACGGATATGTTCAGGTTCACCTGCGCCCATCCCGCCATACAGCGGGGCGAATGTATATGCCTTTGCCGCCTGTCTTTGATCCTTGTCGATGTTAGACGCATCTGTCTGGTTAATAATGGATGCAGTCTGCTTATGGATATCCTTACCTGTCAGAATATCTTCGATGATCTGTGGGTCACGGGATAGTTCCCCTGCCACCCTGAATTCTAGGCCACTAAAGTCAGCTTCGATCACAAGACCATCATCAAACCGACTTACAACCGCTTTTCTAACAGGAAATCCACGCTTGGGTTGGTTTTGGAAGTTTGGGTTTGATGAAGACAAACGGCCTGTAGCAGTGATGCATTGGTTCATGTTCGTGTGCAGCAAACCATCTGCCCGTGTCCATGTCTCAATGCCCTGAATGAATGAATCCAGATAAGTATTGATGGCGTTCAGGCGTGACATCTTTTGCAGGAATTCAACAGCAGTAAGGTTATCCTTACTTTCAGCCTGTCGGATCAAATCCTTAATTGTGTGCTTGTCTGTCTTAAAGCCATTGATAGATGCATAGCTTGATGTCTTAGGGTTCAGCTTTAGTCCTGCAGTAACACCTGTAGGATCATAGAATGCACCTACACCCGCACAGTTCTTACACTTTGTAAGGTTCTTATAAGGTTCACCATTCTTTTTAATTAGCTGCACCTTACCACGTCCATCACAGACATCACAGCAACGGGCTTGGGTGCGCTGTATTAGTCTGGTTGTAGAACGTACAGCACGATTGAACTGTGCATCATTCATACGGGGTGGGGGCAGGGGCTTACCATTAGAACCTAACCCGATATTCCAAACCTGTTGATGCGCAGCACGGTCAATAACCTCACGGCTGTAGACCACCTTGGTCATGTCTGCACCGCTGTTTAGGTTGATAGGAGTGTCGCCCATAACCTCTTCAACGATTTCATCCAGACGCTTTGTAAGTTCTTTGTGTTCTGCTTCGTATTCAACTTTAATACCCCGCAAAACATCTAGGTCCACTGCGATGCCATTGCGTTCAATTTCCACCAAGAACATCAGCATTTCGTTCATCA